CAACATTTTACAAATTCCATAGAAAACTTCTTTAGTATGTTGAAATCAAGATTACAAAAATTAGAAGGATTAAAATATGAAGAATTAAAGAAAAATATAGAGAAAGTAGTAAGAGAAATACCAAAATATAAATATAAAAATATTATTAGAGGAACATATAAACGACCATTAGGATTTATAAGGAAAGCATCAAACAGAACAAGAAAATTAAAGAATTATAAATAACATATTTAAAAAGTCGGCGTTTTAAATGTGCAAAGGTGTAATAATTTTATGATTGTTTTTTTACGGCGTTCTGTGATTTGGCAAGTTATATGTATAATATAACATTCTGCTCTGCACATGGGACATGTCTTTGATATGTTCAAATGGCGTAGTATACAAATGTCGCAAAATATATGATTACAATTTGTTTTAATTTGTGTTTTTATATTTTGTAAACAAATCGGACATTCGTCCTTTTTTGATTTTCGTTTCATAATAATTTATTATAATAAAATAATAAATTATTATTTATGGTAGTTACGAAGTACTTTACCCCTTTTTACACATTACATCATTCGGCTTAGGGCTTTACGGGTCGGCATCTTTGAATATGCAATGATGTTATTCTTCAAGGGTTAACATGTGTAAAAAATCCTATTTTACTTCCAACTCTTCTTTGTTGTAATTCAAATAATAAATAATTTCACTAGGGGGCATTTCACCAATTCTCTTACCTATTTCACTCCGTCGCATAATCAACTTATCTTTTCCTTCAGCTAAACTAGGTAAAAATATTTCATGATGTAATTTATAAATCAAAGGAAAGTATTTTTTGGATATCTTTTGCCCATTTTTCTTTACATAATACGAAATATAAGATTGATGCACATTGGTTACAAAATCATGATATTCTTTGAAAAATCGGTAGAACACTTGTTTATACTGCGGAAAAAATTTTAAAAAATCCATAACTTTTCCCATTCGTAATAAACATAAATATTGGTATTGAAGATTTGGATTATTACCGCGCAATTCTCTCACCTCTTTATAAGTTGGATTTTCTAGAACAGCTCTCATTCCCGTTCTTATGTTGGTGAACATTAATCCTACTTTATCGTAAGGTGAATTAATAGAACAATGTGCATTTTCTAATTCTGTATACGTATCTTCATCAAACCTTTTTGGAAATTCTATTAATCCTCTAACCCCTAAGAAACAATCCCATTCTTCATATACAGTTGCAGGAATTTCTGTTACAATATCCCCTTTTAAATGGTATACTGATACTAAATATGCAACCGGTGATAAAATATGCAATACAATATGATTTCCCGGATGTTGTAAAATAAAATTATAACAATAATCTTTTGAAAAATGTTGTAAACATGGTAAATCATTAATATCCTGATTGTCGCATGCTCTTAATGCATCTAAAAACATTCTTCTAAATGTCTTTTGTTCTGGATTTTCTTGTATTTGATTATATTGCGTTCTAAAATACCAGTAATTACCACCGATCGCTCCTTTGGATGCTATTTCCCATGACTCTATTCGTTTGTCATAAAACAATGATATCATTGTACCTTCAATGACTTCATTTATTATAATATCACTGGTATTTACATTTGGATATTTTTCTTTGAAAAAATCGATCGTCATCGTTTTCGGAGGTGTAAAACATAATATTTTGTTTTCTTCTGGTGATACTATAATGGATCTATATAAACTGAGTTTTTCGTCATTATCACAAACATAGTTATCATCGTAGTTTATTATTTTGTATTCTGTACTAGTATGTTTGGGTTTATATATTTTGGTTTTGATTTTATCACTATTGTAAGTGACCAAATCGGGACTATAATCTAAATATGTGGTTTCGATTTCAGACATCCTATTGTGGATATATTATTTCGTAAATTATCTTTATATCTTTTTACCGGTTTACGATTTTACGATTTACATAGTAAAAATAAAATTGATTTCAAATAATCTTTATAATTTTTTGTATAGAAATAAAAATGCATTTCATAAATTATTATATATTACACTGTATACGATCTACGGTTAAAAATATGAATAAACAAAAGAGAACGAAACAGCTTTATGTCAATGTCAATATAGATGATGCTGAAGTAGAAAAATGTTTTATAAAATCTACACGAATTTATCGCAATGATATGATAAATGTTCAGTATTATAAAAGTTATTTGAAACACATATTGGGTGAAAATAATACAGAAGATTTACATGAAATATTTGTAAAACTTGATTTTATGAAAGAATATGTAGATTTTCGCATTTCGGCTACTACACCACAAGATAAAGATCTCGTTACATCTGCATTAGAACAAAATAATTATTTGTCGAAGAATACAACAAGACCAGATGTAGTCATAAAATTATTTCCGGTAGAATACAATGGCAAGATGGCAGTTATAAAAACATATATGTATGACGGGTCTTCGCAGTATATCAAATGGGGGTTAGAACAAAACATAAAAAATGAAATTCTTTTTCAAAATTATGCAAAAACGCTGAACAAAAAGTTTGATTTTATTTCACCGGAATTGTACTCTTGGGGTCAACTATATAGTTACAAACCTCTTCTGGGTGATGATTCGCAAAAATTCAAAGTGATGTTTTTGATTATGGAATATATTCCGTTTATGACATTGAAACAAGTATCTTGTACAAATGATAACATAACCACAATATACGAAAAAATAGACTTACTTGATCATGAATTGAAAACGAATTTATTGCATCATAATGATTTACATAGTTCTAATATACTAATTTCTACATCACCATTGCCTCAAATATGCATTCTTGATTTTGGCGAATCTGCGTTTGGTACTCGCAAACGCATACAATAAAAATGTGTATATATTGTAAGAATATGGAAGAAGCAATACCTTTAGAAAAAAAGAAACGATGCCCAAAAGGACAAATACGCAATAAAGAGGGTGTTTGTGTAGTAAAGAAGGAGAAACAAATGAAAAAAGTCATGAAATATGAAATAGAAGAAGAAAAAGACAAAGACAAAGAGAAAGAAGTCGAAATAGAAGAAGAGAAAAAAGAGAAAAAGGAGAAAAAGGAGAAAAAGGAGAAAAAAGAGAAAAAGGAGAAAAAAGAGAAAAAAGAGAAAAAAATAACACTAAAACAAAGACCTACAAAAGAAAAAATAGCTCCTGCAAAAAATTTAACAAAAAAACAAGCGATCATTATAGTGGAAGAACGACGTAAATGTATTCAATCATTTCGTGATAAATTGTAAATATTCTTTTTTTTTTCAAAACAAGAATATTTTAGTTCATCTATACAATTTAGAAATTGTATATGTATATTATAATAATGTCTCGATATGAAGAAGAAGGGTACGAAGAACAACAAAAAGAGCATGAAAATATAAGTGAATCGATAGAACAATCCATGTCACTAGATAATGAACTTTTTTTCAAATTACAATTAGGAGATATTATTGAAATTCTCGCACCAACAAATCCACAATTGCACGAATTTCATTTTTTCATTGATTATATAAATGACAAACGAATTCAATTAATCAATGTTGCAACATTAGAAGAAACTCAATTAAACAAAAATGAAGAAACAGGAGAACTTACAGATGAATCTATCAAAGAAATACAATTAATAAACCGAAGTGAACAAAGTGGTTATGCCAGACAAAATGGTTTATTACAAGGTACATGGATAGAACTTCATATTGGCGGTGAAATATCTAGTATTATTACTGGTGAAATTACTAGTTTAGAAGAAGATCAAATTGAGATTACAACTTATCCAGATTTGCAAGTAATATATATTGATTTTGAATATAAGGGTTTACCTGAATACATACCTATTAAAAAATTTGTCATTCGCGATAAACCAGAATCATTAAAAGGACTAAATACTATAGCCAATTTACAAGAAGAGTCTTTGAATATCAATACAGATGAGCCAAAAGTTGATTATTTAGAAACAGGAGAATATTTTATACACGCAGAAGAAGGTGCAGAAGCCGAAGAAAATGTTTTAGAAACACTTCAGCATTTAATAACAAAATCAAAGGCCATTGTTTATGGTGAGGATTTAGAAGAGATTACACAATTTGTAGAAATTCCCGAAAACCAAAAGAGATATGGTATTGATATTCAAACAAACAGTTTATTAGATGAACTTTTATCTACTATTCCAACTGTTCAACGAAGTAAACATATTATGGACAAAATTTTTGTTTTAATAGAAAGATATCGAGAACTTCGAAATATGTTCTCTATTTTTGATGAAAACGGAAATGTCAAAAATTTTAGAAAAAATGATCCAAATTATCATAAACCAATAGTTGATCATATAAAAAATATGGATACCAAACTTCGTTGGTTAATGCCAGTTGCATATGCAAAGAAAAAAATATATATAAAACGTAATAATGATGGAGATGAAGAATTGGAAGCTACTAGCGATGATATTACAATTGAATATATAGATGATATTATAAATTATGAAGAGAATCTAAAAAATGATGTTTATTACAAAAACAATTCCATTACAGAAGAGTCCAAATATGTAAATTTATACAAACAGCTGGGTGATTTATTAACACCTTTTGATAATCCAATAGATATTCCTACTTTTTTAAATAATGATAAAGTACGCACAAATATAGAAGCCATTATTGATAATCTAGATGATTTTAATAGTTCTGTAATACATCTTGCAAAAAAACATGTAAATTTGGTAAAAAAACAGTTTGCTATTCAAACATACAATTTAGGATTGAATAGACGAGTCCAACAAAAACAGGATGGTATTGACACAATCGTGAATACGTCTATGACACCAGCAGATAAAATTTCTATCAAATCTTTCCTCATGTTTCCAGCATCCTATGTAAAATATTCATCTATTGATATGCCTGGAACAAATATTTTAGAAAAGGCTAATTTACATACTCATAATATCATGCTATTTCGTTTATTGAAAAAAAATAAGGACATTGTTCCATATATTATTGATGATTTGACAAAAGAGATTGACTACGAGAAGGATGAAGATTTTTTAGTGAATATGCGCCATTATGTATTGTCTGATGAACTTTTGAGAAATGACGATCCTGCTAAATTTGATCAATTTTTGAGAACCATTATTCCAAAAACGAGAACTTTGATACGACTTGTTCGAAAATATATAAAAGACAAATTGTCATTTATTTATGTTGTGAAATCATTAGAACCTTTTTTGATTTATTCGCAAGATATTTCGTATAAACAATACATGGAAATTCGATACTTTTTGATTGAACAAATAAAAATAAGAAAAGAAGAATTGGATAAACGTCGCAAGGATTTTTCGTTTATGACCAATGCTCGGTTTAATGTTCAAAAAGAAACAATGTTATTGGTTCGTTTGTTAATGGAAAAGAACGATATTTTGGAACTATTTTTGACTGGATATAAAATGCAAGATAAAGAGGTTCTTGAAAATACATTTACATCAGTAGAAGTCCTTGAAAAAATAATACAAGCAGATAAAGGAGTTCTTTTTGGTAAATTATTGAGTTCTTTGTTGTCTTCTTTAATGACACCTGATAGTTTAACAACTATTTTTGAAGAACCAATTGATGATATGGGTAAACTTGAAAAAATAAAGGCAAATGATTGCAATCGGCGTATATTAACAAAACGATATACTTCTGTTGCGGATCTTCAAAAAGATAATAATACAGAAACTTTTTATGATGCAGAATTTGATGATACTCCATATCATATTTTAGACAAATACAAAGATAGTAAAAAAATTATGCTTCCTGAAAAATTTGTATCATTTCTAGCAGAGAATTTGGTGCAAAAACATGATTGTCCGCGAGAAAAATCCGTTGATCTAGCTAAAAGATTGATTTCTGGTAGAAAAATAGTAAGTGAAGGAGAATACGCTATTTTAGAGATAAAACCGCATTTACCTAAAGAAGATAATGAATTAACTGAAAAAGAAAAACAAGAAATACATGAAGAAGCCAATATTCGCTCTAAAAAAAGTTATTATTTTAGAAAGAAGGAGAACTGGGTACATGTAGAAGATGTAGACGAAGAATCATTCATTGATACAAAAGATATGTTTTGCAATATGGAGAAAAAATGTTCTATTCAAACAAATCAACTAGGTGATACATGTGAAAACGAAGAAGATACTGCTAAACGTATGCGCGAAATTGCTAGAAAAAAAATAGCAAAGGAATTTGATAGAAGATATGAAATATCTAGTGACGACATGAAAGTGAAACTTGAAACTGACATCATAAAACATATACATTATATTCATAGATGTTTAAGACTTAAATCTGTAAAGATGGAAAAAGTGAACAATTATTGTTATGCATTAGGATCTCTTTTATCTCAACGAGAAGAAGTCATGCAGTCACCATATATAGAATTACGTGGATTGATATTAGGTCAAGATGATTTTGTGAAAAAACAACAAGATATTGTAAAATTTTTTAATATTTTTTGCAGAGAACCATTGGAATCATTGCAAGAAGATTCTCATTGGAAATATTGTAAAGAAACAAATACAAAATTATTACCTGATTTTTTATATGAATTAGCATATTGCTATATTTCTGGTGGGGATTATAATTTGAAATTAGAAGAAATATGTCATACTCATGGTATCAGGAGTGATTCAGGCAACATGATTGAAGATAAATATAGTGGGTTTATGATTCGTATGATTGAATATACTGATGAAGAAGGGTATAATGAAGCCGGATTCAAGATTTCTACACATGCTTTTATTGAACAAGATACGAGTGAAAAAGTTCTCACTAATTTGTTGAAAACAATCACAACCATACAAGTTTGCGAGAACCCACGTTCTCAAAGTATTTGCGATATTTTACTAGGAATTTCCAAAAATATTGGGTTAAATATAAATGAAATTAAAGAAATTGTTGTTAGAATAGCAGTTTCTGTATGTGACAAATTGATTGTAGATGAAGAAACGTATAATAAACAGGCAAAAAAAGAAGAGGAAAAAAAGGGTGTTAAATTACAGCCATATAAGAAAAGAGCAAATCAATTAACCATTTTGATCACCACGAGTGTTTTATTTACGATTATTCAAACTGAAATTCCTGGATTCTCTACTAAAACTGTTGTACCTGGTTGCGCAAAATCTTTTAAAGGGTATCCATTATTTGGTGAAGAAGATATGAGTGGTCTTAAATATATGGCATGTATTATCAAAAAAATGAAGGCTAGTTTTGAACCATGGGATGCAATCTCAAAAATGACAACAGACATGATTTTTGAACAAATGAAAAAAATTGTTATATCAATTCTCAAAAATGCAGAGATTGACGAAAGATATTTGAAAAAGAGGGAATTTCTATTAGCGAATCCTACTGAGGATATTCCTGATGAACATACCATAGAAAAATGGAACCATTTTTTACCACCACTTATAGATACTACTATGGTAAGTGGATTGAGAAGTATTTCTGCGGATTTTAAAAATGAATTTATTTCTTTAATGAAAAAAGGAAACAGAGAACAAGACAAGGATTTTATGGTATTGAAAAGTAAAATATCCCAGTTTTCATATGGAATTATTGAATCTATACAGAAAATAGTTAAGGACAAGCCATTACTATTGAACACGATTTCTACAGGTCAACCTTTCTTACAAAATGCATGCTGCAATGATGGCAAATTAATAACTCCTATTTCTTATTTTATACAAGAAAATGAAGAAATAGGACAATATTTGAGAACCATTGGTGCAATATCCAAAATAACAGATATTGTTACCGAGATTTCTAAATCACCCATGTTATTTGATCCGCGCGAATCCGCTTTTGTTTATCCTACAATAACAAGTGAAATAACAGAGACAAATATATATGGAGCATTTATTCATTATTGTGGATTAGACAAAGGGAAAGGAATCCCTACTATATATCATTCGTTTTTTGCAGAAATTCCTATTGGGTATAATTCGAAATGGCCTCTCTTGGAAAAGGTAGAGTTCTTGAAAAAAATGGGAAAACAGTTTGCTAAAGTGCAACTCTATGAATTAATGCGCATTGTAAATAAACGAAATATTGTAACATTGTACGAAAAAACAAAATATAATGCAATTGAAATATTGAAGGATATGTTGCGTGTTTTTGAGAACCAAGAGTCACCAATTATTGATTCCTTTTTACAAGAAAAAATGTTGCTTGTATTGGAAAAATATGATAAGACAAAACTAATGACAGTTTCTGAAGATATGGAAGATGCAAATGTACCAGATGCAGAAAAGGACAAATTGAATGCGGTGAAGATTTTCAAAAATGGTTTGGTAAATACTATAAAAGGGGATTTTAAACCACAGGTTCTCAAATTCTTGAAAAAATATGGAAAAATAAATCAAAAAGATTTTAATCGTTTAGAATCTTTCTTTGATACCTTTATACAAAAATGGGAAACCAATGATTTATACAAGATATCCAATTTTGTGAAAAATACAGTAGATGAAATGACACGGATTTTTCCAAATATATTGATAACAAATATTCAAATAAACAATCGTTTCCCAAAACATATGGATATATCATTTATGGATACTACCAAAATAATCAATTCAAAAAATGAATATTATTCGCCACTTGGTGAATTTAGAAACGATAAGGTTCTCAATTTATTGCTTATAAAAATACGCGAAAAATTTGTTGATTTGCGATTGTTTTTTGAGAACATACCTATTCAAACGCCCATTATGAAAAATGGGAAAGAGTATTTTAGTCTTTTTGATAAAGAAACCATTTTGTTTTTATTAGAATACATACTTTTATCCGTTATACATGAATATATTATTGCAACAGATGATGCTAATTTGATAAGAACAGATATTTTTGAAAAGAAGAAAACAAGTCGAGAAAAAATTATTGAGAATAATGATTTGGCTATACAATTACAAACAGAATTTGAATATTTAGATGAACAATTCATAGAAACAAATGATGATATTACAGAAATACAAATTGATATTGGTAACAAGGAAGAATTGAAAATGCGCGTTGCCAAACTTTTGCTGTCATTTATTAATATAATGCGCAAAAACAAGAATGAAATAGATATATCATATGAAAATATTGCGTCTGCTATAAGGAAAAAGAAAGAAAACGAAAAGAATCGTATTGTACAACGGTTTGAAAGATTAAGCGCAGAAGAGCGCAAGATTGAAGATATGAAAAAGAAATTCAAATTAGATGAATGGAATGTGGGACAACAAAAAGGGCTCTTTGTATACGACAAAAAGACAAGTGATCGCGAAAGAATAGAGCAAGAAAAAGAGGATGAAATAGATATTCAAAAACATGGAATAAGAAAAGCCGATTTTTTGATGATTCAATCAAACGAAGAAGATTTAATGCAAGAAACTATTGAGATTGATGATATAGAAGACGATATTGAAAATGATGAAGATGATCCTGATATGGTATTTGGTATTGGATCCCTGAAAATGAATTTTCATGACGGTAAGTTTTATTCTGATGATGAATCTGATGATGGATTCGGTGATGATGCATAGATTTTTTTGTTCCTATATTATAAAATGCTATTGAGAAAGAATAAATTAACAATTGCAATTCTTGTATTTTTGGTTATTTTTTCTATTCTTCATTATTTGAAACCGAGTATTGCATATACAGATGATGGTGGATTTAGACAATTTGGTGTGGGATATCGCAACAAAACCGTTATACCTATATGGGCAATTGCGATCATTTTAGCTATTTTTTCTTATTTTATTGTCTTGTACATATAATATATCCCTGCGATTCGCAATGCCGCAAAATCATATATAAATAGGTAACTGTTACTTTGTAACCGATAAATCGGCGATTAACAAGGTGTAAAATATTAAGTAAGTAAAATTGAAAAATCAAAAGGTGTAAATAAGTTCATATAAAGATAACATTTTTCAAAATTTAGTATATAATGGAATCACAAATACAAATGCAAAATCCAAGATTAATAGAACAAGGAGCATATTCATATATGTCCAATATATTGAATAAATGTCATCATAATCGTGTAAATATTTATATTTATATCCTTAATATAGGCGTGTTGATACTGTTTGTTATAATTACATTTATTGTATTATATTATTGTTACAAAAATAAAAAGACCCCACAAGAAAATCGTGCAAAAGTATTGCAAGAACAAGAATATATTTTGTCAAAAATAAAATACTACAAGGATCATCAACGAAGTATGGCTAGTAAATCTAGCATTACTGGACTACCTACACTGGATGAACGACCATTGTATTGAGGTTCGCTCATTTGTTCAAGTAAAAAGGATAATTGTATATGATTATATTATAATGAGTTTTATAGAAGAACAACGCAAGAATATAATACAAGAAAATAATACGGCACAAAGTGATTTTTTAGATTTTTTAGATCATTTACATCCACAAACAACAGATATTATTGTTAATACATCATTATCCGGTGAATTAGATTTTTCTGTATTAAAAGAATGTAATTTTTTTACTATAACATCTCTTCAATTTTCAAAAGGGAATATAACTTCATTAAAAAATATACCAGAGGGAATTACAAAACTAGTATGTGCAGAGAATTTACTAGTAGAGATTATCGATTTACCAATATCTATTGTTGAATTGAATGTATCTGGAAACGGTATAAAGCAAGTAGAATTGGTGAATTTCGTGAATCTAAAAGAATTAAACATTTCAAAAAATCAAATTACGAATTTAACAGACTTACCAAAGAGTTTAGAGATTTTGAAATGCCAAAACAACAATTTAAAATTATTAGATTTAGAAGGATTAACTGAGTTGAAAGTGTTGCATTGTTCAAATAACCCTTTATTGGTGATTGAACATTTCCCAGAAACAATTACTGATTTACAAATGGAGAATAATCCTTTAACAGAAATTAACAAGAATACTCATTCAATAGATTCGGATGAAGATACTGGTGAAAATCAAGCAGATTTTATAGAAAGTTTACACATATATTTTGAATTGAAACAACAGTATGAAGACGCTGTATATAATATGAAAAAAGATGTATTCAACAAAGCGAAAACCAAAAAAGCAATACGACTTATGATGGCTGGATTGAAACCCAAATGTATCAATTGTAACAGACCAGTCGGTTCTATATTTTCGAATGAAGCGAGAACTTATACAGCAAGATGTGGTGATCCTAAAAATCCGTGCAATTTTGATATTCGTATTTTTGCAGGTGAGTTTGGAAATATTGATTCTTTTTTGCAGTTATTTCAAAATGAAATAGAAATAAATAAGGAAAACATTATAAAACAAAAATTAGATACATTATTCAACTATATTGACGAAAAAGACGCGGTTGCTATTTTTAAAAAACAATTGGAAGCATATACAGAATCCAATATGTTTTTAAAAGAATTGATAGATGAATATAATACCGTATTTTTCAATGACGAGCGAAAAGAAAAGATTCAACGAAAAGTTGAAAACATTGGGAAAATACAAGAACGATTTCATGATTATATACAAAAATATAAGGAAACGGATAATCGCGAATTATTAAAAGACGCAATGACAATATATATAAATGAGATCAAGCCCGAAATGGATAATTTACAACTTATCAAAAATGAGACAATGGAAATTAACAAATATCGTGATGAGTATGTATTGTTTCAAAAACCATACAGATTAGACAAATTAGATTTCACTTTTGGATCTTATCCAAAGGTTCTCAAATTCCGATCTAAAAAATAGTTGGTATAATGAAAACGATAAATTCAATACCTATTCTACACCTTTGCATATTTTTTACACCTTTTTACATTTCAAACGACGATAAATAAATAATAAATATTCATAAGTGTATATAGCTCACAAATTATCCACAATTATAATTTGCAATACCATCCCACTGTATATTTTGTTTATTTGCCCATCTTTTGATTTCGCAATATGGATCTCCGAAAGATGCCCATCTTTCATCTTTAAAATTAATGATTCCTGTTTGCGGGTGCGCTGAATCATAACCATACGGAATATCTATTTGATAATAACCTAATGGTAAATTTGATTGTTTTTCACCATGTAGCACTGCACCTGTAACAGGATTATAATAATAAGGTAAATAGCTATATGCCATTTCATTATTCTCATTCGTACTATTTTTATAACCATAGATTTGTCTTCCTTTAGATGGTATAGCCTTTCCATGAATATCTCTATGCTCATCTAAATTCCCTAGGTTCATTTCACCAGGCTTAGGTATTTGGCATGTTCCATCCGGTTTGACCTTCCAGTAATCAGGACAGTTTGGTATATCTGGTGGAAATGATTTTTTTTTATAAAAAACTATGAAAGTATAAATAAATAGACCTATAAATACAGCTAGAGAAATCAAAATTGTCAATATATGAAATAATTGCATGTATATATTTCATATATATAATTATATACCTTGAACAAATAAAACAATCCCGTATTATTCATGAATGACACTCAACCATTGTTATGAATCATAAAAGGTTTAACAAGAATTGTTATTTGTTACTCCATCCCAAGATATATTATATTTTTTAGCCCATGATGATTTTTCACAAAGGGTTGCCCAATTGGTATCATCTATATTGACAGATACAATATTATTACTACTGTCTTTTACAACTCCTACATGGTTATCTAATTGTAACATATTTGGCATAGGAGTATTCACATCATTTGTTGGTTTACATATAGTATTTCCGCTACTATCTAAACTCCAAAAATCAGGGCAGATATTTTGATATTCAGGAAATTCTTTTGTATTTTGTCTTCTAGAAAGTATAACACCAACAATCGACAATGATATAATTAATAATATAGTAGCAATAATAGTTACAATTGTATAAAATGACCACATATATATATTATATACTCATTTTTTTTCACTAAATATTTAGGATGATTTATTACAATGTATTTATTTCTACAGAAACATTATAAAATGGATATTGAAAAATATAATAAAACACTTATTTTGGATGGTTCACGATATAATGGTCGTGTAAATATTATTGAAAACCCTAATCCAGATGCAGTATTTAGAATGCATGAACGAATTGCTTTGAAAAATAAAGCAACCGATTATACTAGTGCTTTAGCTGGTAATGATTGGGAAGATAATATGTTGGCCCGTGTGTTTTTCTGTGCTGGAAATATTCAAATATTACAAAATGGATTGCGAGCAGGGGTTCATGCAATGTCTAATGGAAAAATAGCGATTCCACCTCAGAATCAAGATCAATTGAAAATCATTATGCGAAGTACATATTTACAATATGCTGAACATTTACCAACGAATATAACAGAGCAAGTAGAACGATTGAATAAAATTGTTTGGGATTATGTTGTTCCTTCTGTATATAATGAAGCTATAGGATATTTAAAATATATGCAAGATCAAAGTTCGCTAGTTATGCCGATGGATCGTCCTCTTCATATTGACCGCGAATATAAACAACTTGAATTAAAACCTTGGTTTTAGTATACCAAAATAACAAATAGTAAATACAAATAAATAATATATAGTTATTTGTATATGGACAAAAAACTCCAAACTTTCATCAGCATTATGCTTTTTTATGCTGTTTTAGCATGTGTTTTAGGACCTCTTGCGTTTTATTATGCATGGAATAAATCACTAAAAACCGCAGGGACTGGATTCATTGTTGGTAGTATAGTATCTATACTTTTATGGTTTTTTTATGGGAAAAAAATGGTATAATAATATAATTCATCATTCATTATTCATTATTCATGAATCATGAATCATGAATCATTTATATTGGTTTTCTTTGTAATATAGCAGCACTGCAATCATCATATCCATTTTCAAATGCACATTTATAAATTTCTGTAAAATTGTTGTCAACAATATGATTCCATGTTTGTTTCCACCTATATACCGCCTCATCCACGATTTGTTGCGGTGTTTCTGCATGTATAAATATATTTTCTGTTAGTTTTATTACATCAGTTATACCATCACTCATCAATACAATCTTTATTATGTCTGTTTTTTTGAAAACAAATTTAGTAACATCTACATCAAGTTTTCCATAAATACCATTATGACCAATGGAATTAGATGGTGCTAAATACAATATTTTATTACCAAACTGCTTTGTATTCAGTTTTATATATTCAGCCTTCTTGCTAATCACGGTTGTACTATTTATAACTTCAAAACCATATGTATCATGTATGCATAATGGTTCTTCTGGTGAAACAATACCCTTTGCAACTAATCTCATCATTTGATCAGCATGTTTCGCTGTATGTGGTTCGCTTGTAAAAATATGATCTCCATTCAATATAATGAGTGCAGTAGAATCGCCTACATTGAATATTTCAACCTGTATATTTTTTTCAGTTTCTATCAATTTGGCTGCAACAAAAGTAGAGCCGGAATCAAACTTGTCATATTTACTTATTGTAGTATCAGCATCAATGAAATCATGTAATGCTGTTGCCGGGTCATCTTGATACATAATATATGATAAATCAGTATTGCGAATTGTATTGATGCAAGTATCATTTCCATGACCATCCATTACTGCAATCCAGTCTACGCGATTACCGTCTTTATTTATATAATCACCGATTTCACTATGATCTTGTTTCTTGTCCAATTGTTTTATTTGTATGCCTTTATATAAAATACTGTCTTTGGCAGTACGAATCACTTCTGTTTCAATGTCCATATCTATATGTATTTGTATAAAAATATATGTTTATTATTTTTTTTTTATTATATTTTTGATATCTTACCAAAAGATACAATTCATCTATTTATGTGTGCCAAAGGTATTTATGTGTGCCAAAGGTATTTATGTGTGCCAAAGGTATTTATGTGTGCCAAAGGTATTTATGTGTGCCAAAGGTATTTATGTGTGCCAAAGGTATTTATGTGTGC